AAGAGCAAACCAAGCACCTGGACCATATGTTTGTGTGTTACACCCATACCAAGCATTCACACTTAAGAAGCAACTAACACAAGCAGGCAATACTCCTGTAACTGACTTATCAAACATTGGTAATCATGCATTATTGGATGGATTTGTCGCGAGAGTGGCGGGCATAGATGTGTTTGAATCAACTGTGGTATCAGCAGACGCTGGTGACTCAGTATCAGGCACAGGCAACTTCTACGGTGCGGCAATGTCAGCAGACGCATTAGGTTATGTTCTAAAAAGATCAATGAGAATTGAAGAACAGCGTGATGCAACTAAAAGATCTACAGAAATCGTAGGTTCTATGGCATACGGCGTTAAAGAAATCTTTGATGCTTACGGCGTAGGTATTATTGGTAACGCAACAGTATCATAATAGTCTAACTATTAGATAGCAATGAAAGGGGCGGAGAAATTCGCCCTTTTCTCTTGAATATATACTGGATTCTTCTCAATCCGCTAAATACTTGTGTAATAATTTTGGTGGTATGGGAAGGACCTGTAGCACATTGAAAAGGAAGAACCTTTATTATGGCCATTACTTTAGCAACAATTTCAGATGTAGAAGCATACGAACCTGATATCACTTCTTTTGGTATACCAGACTTTGACGCAGAACTAACACAAGCACAGAATGATGTGTTTCGTGATTTGCGTATCAGATACTGGCCTACAAGACAGCAGGCATTGTATGACATTAAAGTATTAACAACAGGTCAATCTGAACCAGACGAAGACCTATACACAGCAAGTCAATTGACTCGTGCCTGTGTGTATCAAGCATTGGGTTTTCATATCTATCCAAAATTAGCAAAATTTGAACCAGAGCAAGATTTATTTGAACGCAAAATGGAATTCTATAGAACAGAATACGAGCGTGAATTAGACCTTGTTTTAAGAGACGGTGTAGAATATGATGCGGATAGTTCTGGAGTAGTTGACAATTCAGAAAAAGAAGCAACACATTTCCTACGCCTTAAAAGGTAGTAGGTATGTCTAATAGAGAATCAGCAGTAAAAAACATTATTGAAGTTTTGGAGGATATGAATCCACCAAGACCTACATTTGTATCTCGCGAACCATTTGATTTAGATAAACTTGCAATCACACAATTTCCTGCACTGTTGGTTACAGCAGGCAATGAAACACGCGAAGACCAAGCAATGGGTGGTTATAGACGCGGTATAATTGAAGTAAACATTAGAGGTTTTGTTCGCTCTGATGGTAGAAAAGGTTTTGTCCAGTCAGTGGATGAAAAACGCAACAATCTAATTGAACGAATAGAAGAAGCACTAAACACAAATAGAAACAGAGAGTTAGCAACGGCCCGTGCCGCAACAACTCATGTTGTGTCTGTTGAAGTTATAGATAGAACACCGCCATTAGGTGAATTCTTAATGATTGCTGAAGTGCATTATTCATTTACTAAAGGAGCGGTATAATGGTTACACAATATACTAAAATGATAGATAACAACGGTCAAGAAGTTCCAGTGGAACAGGACCGTGTTGAACGATTTCTTTCTGAGGGTTGGCAATTAGTAGATCAACCCAAAGAAGAAAAAAAGTCACAGGTTAAAAGCAGTAAAAACAAAATATCTGCCAAGGCCCAAGTGACTTCAGATGAAAAAGTAGTTGAAGAAGTAGTTGAAGATATCAAACCATCAGAGGAAGAGTTAGACGCTATTCCTTGTGTTGAGTGTGGAAGCGAAGAGCATTCATACAAAGACTGTGGTGAAGATAACTGGACTTATTCAGAAGACGACTTTGAAACTGCCAAAAAGGAGGACTAAACTATGGCAACATTTACAGGAGAAAATGGTAAGGTAGAAATTACTGCTGAAGATTCAGCGGGAACCGTTACCGTTGCTGAAGTTCGCTCTTGGACAGTTGAACACACAAAAGATGTGATTGAAGACACTGTTATGGGCGATGCGGCAAGAACATACAAGGCTGGGTTACACCAGTTTACAGGATCAATGGAGGTTGTGTATGACTCAACTCATACATCAGCAACTAATGCCTTTGATCCAGCACAAGATGGAGCACTAACTGTAGAGTTCTATCCAGATGCAACCACAGGTGAAAAGTTTTCAGGAAGCATTCTTGTAACTTCTGTTTCAAGAACAGCATCATTTGATGACTTAGTAACTGCAACTGTCAACTTCCAAGGAAGTGGCGCTTTAACTATTGGTTCTGTATAAGGATTGATATGTTAAAGATTAGTGTTTACAACACTAAGAAGGTTATGCGGACTCTTGAACGAGAAAAAGAGTCATTGTATACCAGAGTGGCACAAGATACATTGGAGGTTGCAAAATCCAAGACTCCAATAGACAAGGGTCAAGCGAGGCGTGGTTGGCGATTGGAATCGTCATTTAGACAGAAGAATATCGTCAACCGCGTTCCTCATATTGATGCACTTGAAGATGGTCATTCAAAACAAGCACCTAACGGGATACTTGGACCTACTGTTAGGGAGATAACACGAAGGAGTTATAAATGAGTCAAGTAACTGACGCAATTAAAAATCACTTTGCTGAAAAATTAGCAGGTGGTTTAAAGAAGATTTCAGTTCCAGAATGGAAAACTGATATCTATTATAAAGCGGCATATCCGTTTGCAGTTGAAACAAAAATTATTCAATTACAAGCACATGGCAACACCGTTGAAGCATTAGTTGAAAGTCTATTGCTAAAAGCATTGGATCCAGAAGGAAAACCAATCTTTCATAAAGCAGACAAAGTAACACTAATGAATGAAGCAGACCCAACTGTATTACTAAGAGTATGCAGTGAGTTGAATAATGCTGTTGCTGAATATGAGGATATCGCAAAAAACTAAGGGAGGACACTGAACTCCAGTTAATAATGCGTATCGCAGAGACACTTAGTAAAAGTGTTGAAGAAGTGATGCAGTTGAGTGTCCTGGAAATAAGGTTGTGGTATGAATGGTTCGTATTACAGCATGAAAGAAACAGGGAGGCAATGAATGGTAGCACAGCAAAAAATTCAGGTCGTCGTAGAAGATAAGACCTCGCGTGCCTTAGGCGAAATTAACAAACGCCTAACAACAATTGAAAAAAATACCAAAAACCTTAACAAAGGGTTTGCTGGTGCCGCCACTGGTTTAAAAGCATTCATTGGTTTTCTTGGTGCTCGCGAAGTTTTGGAATTTGGAAAACGCATTAAAGATACAACAGCAGAATTTCAAAACTATCGCAACCAATTAAGACTTATTACAGATGGTCAAGAAGACCTAAACAGGGTTTTCAATTTACTTTCAGCAACTGCGGTTAAAAATAGAACTTCATTTGGTGAAACAGTTGACCTATTTACAAAATTAAGAATTTCAACAGAAGCATTAGGCATTGCTGAAGAGCGTGTTATAAATGTTACTTCAAAACTATCACAAGCATTACAGGTTGCTGGTGCTGATGGAAATACTGCCGCAAGTGTTATTAGACAGTTTGGACAGGCAATGGCATCAGGCGAAGTGCGTGGTGATGAATTCCGTTCATTAGTAGAAGGTTTAGGTCCTGCACTTGCTATTATGGCAAGAGAATCAGGAATTACAGTTGGTGAATTGCGTAAAATGTCGCAGGCAGGTGAATTAACTGCTGAGACTATGTTTAGATTGTTGGAAAATTCAACAGCATTATCAGGTGCTTTTGAATCAATGGATCCAACAATTAGTCAACTTGAAACAGCATTAAGTGATGCATTTGATAGAGCACTTGTTAAAGTTGGTGAAGTTTCAGGATTAACAAAAGCGTATGAAGCAACTATTAAAGGTTTAACAAGAGAATTTGACAAATTTGCTGGAACAGAATCTGCTCTTGTAAACAAAACAGATGCTGAATTAATGGAAATGATGAATAATAAAGTCATTACTGCTAATGATGCCTATCGTGAATTGTTTATTAGATATAGAGACATTCTAATTGCTATGAATGAATTAGATGGATCAAATAAAAAACAAGTAGATTCTTTAATTAAACAAATAGAAGCGGCAGGATTAAATGCTAATGCTTTTTCTACAATGATTGAAAGAGTTACAGCATTAGCAATGGCAGAAGACGAAGCGGCCAAAAAAGCAAAACAACTTGCTGAAGAAGAACAAAAAAGAAATGATGCTCTTAATAAAATCTTAAAACCATATCAACAATATATTAATCTTGGTGATAAATTTATCAAACAAGATTTTGGAACGCCCCTTGAAAAAGCAAATAGAAAATTAGAAGAGGCCAAAACTGCTTTAGAAAAATTAACACAAGCACAAAAAGAACTTGATGAAAGTGGATTTAATTCAGATGGATATAAAGATCTGTCAGAACAAATTGCAGGGGCAGAAAAAGCAGTAGCAGGTTACAGTGCTGAAGTTGAAAATTTAATTGAAAAACAAAATGCGGCGGCAAATACCTATGAAAATTTCCTTGCTAATCTTAAAAAGACAACGCAAGAAAGTGTAACACAAACTGAATTTCAAAAGAGAGCAATTACAGATATAAGTGCTCTATATAGAGATGGTGCAGTTTCATTAGAATATTATGAAGCGGCAATGAAATCATTAAATTCAGAAGAATTACTTGGTATCAATGCTAAAAATGAATTATCACAACATATTGATAAGTTAAATGAAAAATACAGTGCTTTCTTTAACAATGCAGAAGGACTTGCAAGAAAACAATCACTAAGAGATATTCAAGTTTATAAAGATGCCTTAGATGTAAAACTTATTTCTGAAGAAGAATTTGCAAGTAAAAAATTAGCAATTGAAAAATCGTTGCGTGAAGAAATTGCAGAAATTGAAAGAGAAAATCAAAAGAAATTAGACGATATTGCAATGGCAGGATTACTGCGTCGTTTAAGAACAGAAAAAGAATTTGTTTATACTTCTGAAGATCAGAAATTATTAGCAAGAAAAGGTGCTGATGAAAAAGAAGACCAACTTGCAAGAGACAAATTAAAAACTTTAGAAGAATATGAAAAAGACAGAGTAGGTTTTGTTATTGGTTCATTGGCAAAAAGCATGAAGGCCTTAGGTGAACACAATAAACAGGCATTTGAAGCGGCAAAGGCACTTGCTATTGCAGAAGCAATTATGAACACATATACAATGGCGGTTAATTCATATAAATCGCTATCTGTTATTCCAGTAATTGGTCCTGCATTAGGTGCCGCGGCGGCGGCGGCGGCAATTGCCACAGGTATGGCGCAGGTTAGTGCAATTAGAAGTCAACAGTATACAGGACCAAGAGAAAAAGGTGGTCCTGTTGGTGCTGGACAATCATACCTTGTAGGTGAAAAAGGTCCTGAATTGTTTATGCCTAACGCTGGTGGAAGTATTGTTCCTAATGGAATTATGTCACAAGAACCAGTGCAGGTAAACTTTAACATAACAACAACAGATGCCAGAGGATTTGATCAACTGCTTGTAGAACGCAGAAGCACAATCGTAGGTATCATTAACCAAGCGATGAACAGTCGTGGTAAAACAGGAGTAACAGTCTAATGGCATACATAGGATTTTTTCCACAAACACCAGGTTTTACTACTGCTAATTTTAGACAGAATACTGCAACTAAGAAAACAGAATCAGCAAGTGGTAGAATTATAAGAGCAACAAATTCAACAACAGTGTGGACAGGCACACTGCAATATCCACCTATGACACTTGCAGAGTCAAGACCAATACAGGCATTTGCGGCAAGATGTCAAGGCAGTTTAAATGAATTTGACATTATTATTCCTAATGTGTCAACTACAACAAGTGGGTATACAGCACAACTAACATATCCTACAGGAACAAACAGTGCTGGATCTACTTCATGCACTGTAACATCAGATCAAACATCAGTAACAATCCTCAAGGCAGGTGATGTCATCCGTTTTCCAAATCATACAAAGGTTTATATGGTTACTGAAGATGTTACGACTGATGGTGCAGGTGCGGCAACAATAAACTTTCAACCAGGTCTTATCACAGCAGTAAACGAAGACAGTGCTGGTGCAACTATCCAAGTAACCAATGTAGAATTTAGAATGATACTTTCTAATGATGTTCAAGAGTTTGGTTATAGAACAGATGGACTTGTGGGTTACGAAATTGATGTTCAAGAGGCGGTATAATGAGCAGAGGTCTAACTTCAACAACCAATACAGCGTTAGCAAGACAGGCGCTCGTCAGTTATGTTTTGTTAGACATCGCAGGATTCTACTACACAGACGCCCCATATGATATTGCTTACTTTGGCAATACCTATGAAGCACAAGGAAACTTCCTTGGCATTTCAGAAACCACTGAAAACGCAGAAACACAAGTAACAAGTATTTCAATTACATTTACAGGTTTAGATTCAACCACAATGTTGCGTTTTGCCAACAGTGACATAATCAACAAAGATGTTACTGTGTATAGAGCACTGTGGGATCAAGCAACAGAAGATTTAATCTATGACAGTGCAGGCGATGGACCACTTACTATATTCAAAGGCAAGATTGCAGGTTACAGGGTAGAAGATGCACAGGACACTGCAACACTAACAGTTCAAGTAGACAGTCAGTTTACAGACTTTGAAAAAATAAATGGACGCAGAACTAACCTTGCAAACTTTCAAAGAGAACATCCAGCAGACTTTTCAATGCAGTTTAGTCATGAAACACTAACGGATCTCAAGTGGGGCAAAACATAATGATTAGATTATTTGAACCTAATGACACAAATGAAATGATTAAACTTGCAAAACAGCATGGTCGTGAAATGGAAATTACAGAAGAATTGCCATGGGACGATGTTTACTTTACAACTGCATTTAGAAAATTAATGATTGATCCAAATAACACTTGTTTTGTAGTAGAAAGCGAAGGCAAACTGATTGGTTATGCACTTATATTCTTTCATACAAAAATTTGGAATCCTACACTGTATGGACAGATTGCATTCTTTTACATACAGGATGGTGAAAGAAACAAATGGTTAGCAGACAGTTTATGGAATGCTTGTATACAAAAATGCAAGGAAAAAGGTGCAACATTCTTTGAGTCAAGTGTGTGTGCATTTGGCAAAGACTATAAAGGATCACAAGATCAAATAGAAAGAGCAAGTAGTTACTTTGAACACAAAAAAGGTGAACACTGTGGCAATTGGTTTGTTCATAAAGTAGAGGAATACTAATGGGTGGTGTAGTTAAAGGTATTACAGATGTTTTCAAAGGCATTGTAAAAGGTATTGTAAACATTGTTCGTGGTGTTGTTAATTTTGTTGGCGACATTGTGGGTTTTGTTTTCAATCCTATGGGTGCATTTGATGTTCCCACACCAGGCAATGTTCCTGCGGACCAATCAGCACAAGGTGTTACAATCACAAAGAACGGAACCAATGTTGCTATACCTGTTGTATATGGATTTAGAAGAGTTGGTGGTAGTCTTATATTTGCAGAAACAAAAGGCGATAGAAATGAATACCTAATTGCCTGTATTGCAGTATGTGAAGGTGAAATTGAAGGTATCAATAGAATACTTGTAGATGACATTGAATTGCCATTGCCAAGCAGTTTTGGGGCAACAGGTAACAGTCAAACATATGTGCATGGACAACGCTATCAAATTAAAGCAGGTAGATTTAAGAATCTAATTGAAATGCAGGTTTACAATGGCAAGGAAGTAAACAGTCCAACAAATGCAGAAATACTGTCAGGTGATTATTCACCAGGTGGCGATACTTCTTGGACACTAAAAACAAGAAAACTACCAGGTGTTGCTTATGT